CTGTCATAAGAGAGATGATCTTAGAAGCACTAGAGGGTGCTGGTGGTGTTGCATATCTAATCGACAAGGCAGAGAGCCATCCACAGGCTTTCATGGGACTAATCGGTAAGGTCTTGCCACTTCAGGTAACTGGAGAAGAAGGTAAAGACATTCAGATAAGTGTCCAATGGCAGAAGTAATCGAGATAGCCTACAAACCCAGAGAACAACAACTTGCTATCCATGAATTGATGGACAGTAAGCGTTTTGGTGTTGTTGTTGCCCACAGGCGTATGGGTAAAACAGTCTCTGCTATCAACCATCTAATCAAGGAAGCTATCCTCAACCAAAAGGAAGCCCCTAGATACGCTTATATAGCCCCTACATATGGGCAAGCCAAGAGGGTGGCATGGGACTACCTTGTGAAGTATGCAGAGCCTCTAGGAGGCACTAGCAATATCTCTGAGTTACGAGTTGACTTCTGGGGTAGGCGCATCCAGTTATTTGGCTCAGACAATCCAGAAACACTCCGAGGTCAATACTTTGATGGGGTAATCCTAGATGAGATTGGAGATCAAAACCCAAAGATTTGGACTGATATCGTCAGACCTGCACTAGCTGACAGAAAAGGCTGGTGCTTATTCATTGGTACACCTAAAGGCCATAACCACTTTAAAGAACTGCGAGACAGAGCAGAGAAAGAGGATGGTTGGGGTTTGCTAGAGTTCAAAGCCTCTGAGACAAGGGTGGTAGATGATGTAGAACTGAAGGCTGCTCGTAATGAGATGGGTGAGGATAAATACCGCCAAGAGTTTGAATGTAGCTTTGACGCTGCTGTAGAGGGTTCTTACTATGGTCAAATCCTCAACGAGTTAGAAGATAAGAAGCATATGCAAGAGATTCCTTGGGAGGAACTCAGCAGAACCTTTACCGCTTGGGACTTGGGAATGGGTGACTCTACGTCTATCTGGGTGGCTCAGTTAGTAGGAACAGAGATAAGATTGATCGACTACTACGAGAATCATGGGGTAGGCTTAGACCATTATGTGAAGTGGATTAAAGATAACGACTACTCAAAAGCTGAACACATCTTGCCCCATGACGTTAGGGTTAGAGAGTTAGGAACAGGTAAGAGCAGACTAGAGATGCTTGAGGAAGCTGGCCTAGAGATCAAGATAGCACCCAGAATGAGCCTAGACGATGGTATTCAGGCTGTAAGGCGTATCTTACCGAGATGTTGGTTTAACGTGCCAAAGGTACAGACAGGATTGAACTGCCTGAGAAACTACCGCAGAGATTACGATGAGAAGCGTAAGATATTCTATGAAAGACCACTACACGATTGGTCTAGTCATGGAAGTGACAGTTTCAGATACTTAGCCCTTGGACTTGATGAAGGTCATAGCACTTGGGATAAGCCGATTAACAAAGCACCGAAATGGATTGTGTAATGTACGTTGAACGCCAAGGGGTCAATCTTGCCCCAAAGATAAAAGAACTTGAAATGCGTGTCGAAATGTTAGAAAATGTGGTAAAGGCATTACAATTGGAAAAGCCCAAAATGGGTCGCCCCCCAAAGGACAAACATGGCACAGAACGAATTGTTGTCGATAATTCAAGCGGAAATTGATGACTCGATTGGCTACATTGAGAGCGAGACTGTAGAGCAGCGCAAACAAGCACTAGAGGCTTACTTACGTTCCCCTTACGGCAATGAAGTTGAGGGAAAGTCTCAGATCGTTACAGGTGAGGTAGCCGAAGCAATTGATGGTGCTTTACCCTCTTTAGTTCGCATCTTTACAGGCTCAGATAACATTGTGGTTTTTGAGCCACAAGGCCCAAGGGATGAAGCCTCTGCCAAGCAAGCTACTGACTACTGTAATTGGGTGTTCAATAGGGATAACGAAGGCGTAGCCATTCTGCATGACTGGTTTAAAGATGCTTTGCTTCAGAAAAATGGCATAGTTAAAGCATACTGGTCTGACGAAGAAAACATCACTAAAGAGCGTTACTTCAACTTGTCTAACGATGAGTTGGCAATGCTCATGTCTGACGACTCAATGGAGATTGTCGAGCAAGACACAGAAGAATTCCCTATCCTAGACCAAATGGGTAATCCTGCGTTTGACCAGATGGGTCAGCCAATGATTAACTCCATTCACAATGTTGTTGTGCAGCAGAAAAAGATGGTTGGTCGGGTTCGCATTGAGAACGTACCTCCAGAGGAATTCTTGATTAGCAAGAAGGCTCGCACCATTGCTGATAGCCCATTCGTAGCCCACAGACAAATGCTGACTCGTAGTGACTTGGTTGCTATGGGTTTTAACAAGAAGCAGGTAGAAGGTCTGCAAATGGGTGATGCCCTTGCATACACTCCAGAGCGTGTGGCTCGTTTCTCTGCTGGTGAGCAACCTTACCAAGTACAGACTGATGACCCATCCATGCAAGAGATTGAGGTCTTTGAGTGCTATGTAAAGACTGATGTAAATGGTAAGGGTATTGCCTCACTCGTTCAAGTGTTCTACGCATCAAACGAGATTCTTGAGGATGCCAAAGGTAAAGAGATGGTCGAGGAAGTGGACTACGTTCCTTTCCACTCAATCTGCCCTATTCCAATTCCACACAAGTTCTTTGGTAACTCACTTGCTGATAGAACCACAGACATTCAACTAATCAAGACTACGATCACTCGTCAGATTCTTGATAACCTTTACCTGACAAACAATGCACGAGTGGTTGCTGTTGAAGGTCAAGTAAACCTAGACGACTTGCTTACATCTACCGCAGGTGGTGTTATTCGTGCCAAGTCTCAAGGTGCTGTATCTCAATTGGCTGTGCAGAACGTAGCTACTGCTGCTTTCCCAATGCTTCAGTACTTGGATACCATGCAGTCTAAGCGTACTGGCGTATCTGATGCTTCACAGGGTTTAGACCCATCTATCTTGCAGAATGTGACAGCAGCGGCTGTTGCTTCTATGCAACAAGCTGGCGCAGGTAAGATTGAATTGATGGCTCGTTTGTTTGCTGAGACAGGTGTTAAGTCTCTGTTTAAGGGTATCTTGCATCTCTTGTGCAAGTACCAAGACAAGCCTCGTTTGGTGCGTATGCGTGGTGAATTCGTAGAGTTTGACCCTCGCACATGGGCTAACCAATACGATGTAGCGATTAACGTAGGTTTGGGTGCTGGTAACAGACAAGAGCAAATGGCTATGCTGAACATGGTTCTTGCAAAACAAGAGCAATTGATTAACCAGTATGGCCCTGCTAATCCTTATGTCTCACCTGCTCAGTATCGTTCTACCTTGGGTCGGATGGTTGAGTTGGCAGGGTTTAAGGATTCTGGTGAGTTCTACAAAGCGATCACACCAGAGCAAGATCAACAATTGTCTAATCCTCCTCCTCCACAACAACCACAGATGCCTCCAGAAGTTCAGGCATTGATGCAAAAGACTCAGGCTGAGATTCAGGCTAACCAACAAAAAGCCCAAGCTGATATGCAATTGCAACAACAGCAAATGCAGATTGATATGCAGATGGCTCAACAAAAGGCTGGCCTTGAGATGCAGTTACTTCGTGAGAAAGAAGCGGCTAAGTTGCAATTAGAGCGTGAGAAACAACAGGCTTACTTTGCTATGAAGCAACAAGAGTTTGAGGTTGAGGCTCAATTGAAAGCAATGAAGGTCGGTGCTGGCATTACTTCTAACGTAGAGATTAAGGGTTAATCATGGCTGCTATTGATGATCTGATTAAGCAAATCCAGTCTAGAAGTGACACTTCCCAATGGACAGGTGGCTATGGTGCTGATGCTGCTACCAAGGACATGGCTCGCATCTTGTCCAGTATTGGTATTACTAACATTAAAGACTTTGGCAAGATTCCAAAGTATGAGCCTGTTGAACAAATTGGCATGACTTTGAATGGTCAGCCTGTTCAAGGTTCTGGCTCTCAGCTTTATGTGTTGGAAGCAGTAGATACTGGTGATGGCGTAGATTACGTTCGCAGAGATTTAAGCCCAGAGCAAGCAGCGCAAGTAACGCCTACTTATGGTGTTGTTACAGGAATAGACGAATATAACCAACCTACCTACAGCCCTGTTGACGCTACAAACGTAGCAGTAAAAGATGGTCAACTTGTTGGTGTTACTGGTGAAACATTCGGTAATAAGGTAACAGGTCAAGAAGTTCCAAACACATACACAGAACGCCAAACAGGTGACTTCTTTGGTGGAACTTACGAGGGCAAGGGCAATACTGGCTATGGTGTTCAGTTTGATGCTCAAGGCTTGCCAATTTTCTACACTCAGGGCGCATCCAGTAAAGATAAGTTATTGACAACTTTGATGCCAGCGGCTCAGTTAGCTTTGATGGCTACTGGTGCTGGTGGGTTGCTTGGTAACGCTTTGTTAGGCGCAGGTGCTAATCAAGTAGCTGCTGGCGCATTGGGTGGTGCTTTGCTTGGTGGTGGTACTGCTGCCCTAGCAGGTCAAGATGTACTCAAGGGTGCTTTGCTTGGTGGTGCTGGTGGTGCTTTGTCTGGCTACTTAAACCCTGCTACTGGTCAAATCTCGTCTACACCTACAGAGGGTTCTGTTCCTCTTAGTACTGATGACATAGCCAAATTGACAGGCTCATCTGGTGGTCTAGGCATTGATTATTCTTTGGCTAATGCATCTGGTGCAAATGCTGTAGAAGGACTAAAGGTTGGTAGAGCAGCTAACCTTGTTGAAATGGGTGGTGGTCAAGGTCTAACATTTAATGTAGGCGCACCAGTTACCTCTGTTGCTGATGCAGTTAGAGCCATTGCCACAATGAATGGAAGCGTTAATCCTGCTAATCTTGCAAGCATGGGTGGTGGTCAAGGCTTGACTTATCAAACACCAACAGGCTTGGTTACAGAGGGTGGAATACTTAATGTAGGTGGCTTAACAGGTAATAATTCTGTGATTAGCCAAGGTGGTATTGATACTGCTACTAACATTGGTTCAGACATTGTCAAACGAGTGGCTGAAATTGAGACTGGTGTAGATAAGATTAATTTGCCAGCTACCACTCCTCCTCCTGCTGCTGCAAATGCCGCTAAAGCTGGACTGACAGCCTCTGATGTAATACGAGCCGCAGGTGTTGCTGCCACAATTGCAGGTCTAAATCAAGCAGTAGGTGGTGGTGGTGGCTCTGGCGGTTTTCCAATAGTA